GCAGCATCTGCTATTGCACCAAGTGTTTCTGCGACTTGTCTAATATCAGATTTTCTACTCATACCCTCTCTATGTTGACCATAAGTGGAAATGATTTCCAAAAAATGTTTCTTTAATTCAGAAGGTAATTGGTGAAACTCCTCAGTCTCTTTTAATATATGTTTTAAACGTATCATAATTATCTTTTTACAATTTTATTCCTTTTTAATTTTTGTACTGCTTGTTGTAAATCTGAAGGGCTCATTCCTAATGCATCAACTAATTTTGCAATAATATATTGTTCTTTTGGTCTTGACAAATTAAGAGATTTCAAAGCTTTGGTAACTCTCTCCATAAATCTTTTTATTTGTGATGGAATTAAAACTTCCATATCTTCCAAATCTTCTTTTTGAATATTTTTGACCGGTAATAAATTTTTTAATTTTTCCATATTAATTAAGTTCAATTATTATTTCTCTCATTAAATCTTGTGCCTTACACCATCTACCACATTCTTCTGCAATTTGTTTCCATTGTACTGATTCGTTTACAGGTGCCATAAAAGCCCCATGAGTAGAAGGATTTGAAACAAAATCCCAACCTACTAACTCAAAATCTTCTTGCACCATAACAGTTCCATCTTTTAATTCTTTTACAGAACCTAATCCTCTCGAAGATATACCTAAACGAATGTTATTTTTCATTAATTCTTTTAATATATTTCCTGATGGTGTGGAAAGTATTTCAACTTTTCCCATCACATCATCTCCATCCCACCAAATTTCTCTTACATTATGTGAAACATTTTTTAGATTAATTACAGGTGAGTCAGGATGGTCTAATTCACCCAATGCTCTTCTTTCCTTAATTAATTGTTTGTATTTTTCACATTCTCTTTCTAAAATTTCTTTTGGGTATCTTCTTTTGTTTTGATTAGGCGCACCTGCTCTTTGAAGAATCCCCTGAACTAAATACGTTCCGTTTTCTTCTTTTATTAATTTAGCTTCAAATAAATGGGTTTCTATTAATAATCCCTTATTCATCTTATTTTTTTCTTAATGCTGCCAAATCCGAACCTTCTATTTCTCCATCTTTATCCACGTCAATCTGCTTTTGCTTATCGGTTAATTCCTCTGGTAAACCTTTTAATCTACCTTCAGATTTTGCTTTTGAAGCTTTATCAACAGCATTGAAAAATGCTTTTTTTTCATTATCATTCATATCTGCTAATGATTTACCTGTTTTATCTAACATATGTTTAAACATTTGTTGATAATCACTTTCTTCTTTATATACTTGCTTTATAAGCTCTTTGAGTTGTTTGATATTCATTTTATTCTGAAATTTGTCTGATTTTTTGGTCTAATTTGATTAACCTCTCTTTTATAGTATAAATATGATGATTAGTTCTTTTCCAATATGATTTATTATCTACACCACTTTCGTTTTTAATTTTACCATACCAATTAAGAAATCTTTCCATTTCTTTTAATTGCTTATTGATATTTGAAATACCTCTTCCTATTTTTGCCTGTGCAGTTGATTCATCTCTTTTTAATTCTAACCAACGATTTTCCTTTACTAACTCCATTCCCACAGATTGTGAAATATCTTTATTTGGTTTAACTTTTTTTTCTGTTTCTTTAAATGGCTTATCAGTTGCTACTTCCATACCAGATACTTTTGCAGTTTTTTTATCTGATGCTTTTCCAGCAACTTTAATTTGTGGTGCTATACCTGATAATTTAACGTAAGGTACAGAATCACTTTCCTCATTAACAACTGAATACCCAGTCAAATCTGCTTGCTTTTTACTTTTTTTCTTCTCGTCACTTTTTTTAGTAAATGCGTATGGGGTTTGATACCCGTCTATATTTGCGGTAGTGTTCATTTCACCTAACATTCTTTCTCTAATGATTTTACGCAAGATTTCTTTTAATTTATTAATTTGGCTCTCCTCTAATTTATCGGGCAATCCTTTATGTTTTGTTGATGCAAAATCTTTAGCATCTGATTTTTTCATAGAATCTGCTGCTTTTTGCACTTCAGCTGACGGTGCATCCATATCACCCTTTTGGGTAGCATGAACCATACCCATAAATTTTTGTTGTGCTTTACTTACTGATGGCATTTGTTATTCTCCTTTTTATTTTATGCTAATAAATATGCTATACCTGATGTTACTGTAATTGTTTTAACGTAGCATGGTATTGGTGTTCCAATAGGTAAATATTCCAATTTTAATGTTGAGTAATTTGTAGTTTGTTGTACACTACCACTATAATTATTATCAACAATACCCTCCAATGTTACTGAACCTGAACATGTTGATGTAGCTCTCATTACACCCCATGCTTTATTTAAAGAACCCGATGTACCAGCTCCTGCCGCTAAAAATTCTTTCGCATTAAAAATTCTATAATTAGTCATTTTTTATAATTTTATCTTTTAATTCATTTAATAATTCATAAGTCATCATCATTGCTGATAAATGTTCCTCTTTAATTTTTTTAACAGATTTTATTTTTTTTATATTAACAATTGTTTCTGCTAATTTAATTTTTGTAACTTTATCAGAAATTTTTGTTCCTGATTCTTTTAAATTTTCAACTAATTTAGATATTTCTTTTGAAACATATTCATTTAATTTACCAGTATTATTTATGTTATTAATATATTCCCTTAATAAATCTTTTTGTTCTACTGATAGGTTTTTATATTTTTTATTAAATGATTCTACTAATAATTTGTAGGATACTGCTCTTAAATCTTCATCTTGCTTTTTGTATTCTTCTAAAATAGCATCTTTAATTTTTTGTTCTTTATTTGCTATAGATGTATTTACAATATTTTCTGCGACAGTAAATTTTGCAGATACTATATCCGTTGGTTCATATTGTTCTTTGGATATTACTACTTCAAATAATTTATAGATTGATGCTAATACTTTATAATTTGAAACAGAAGATTTTACAAATTCATCTATGTTGTATTTACCTTTTATTTCTTTTATAAGATTATATTTTTCTTTTGTCAATTTTTTTTCATCTAATCTTTTTCTTGCCTCTAAAATAGTATTAATAAATTGTTCAGCTTTTGTTTCAGAATTATACTTTTCATTAATCAAATATTGATATAATTTTAATTCTTTGGACAATTCTTTCTTACCATTAAAATTTTCTTTTAAAATAGTCTCTGCTATTGATTTATTAGATGATATTATTTCTGCAGTAATTTGTCTTACTAGCAATTCAAATATAAAACCTGTGTTTTTAAATTTTGAATGTTTAATTTTTTTCATTAATTTATACAATTATTCTGATATAAATATATTTTTCTATTGGTTTATTACTCTTTATCCAAATTCTCTGTCAAAATCTTCTTTTTTCCACCATTCATATCTTTAAATACTTCAAAATATGAATTTTTTCTCTGTTTGTATTGTACCGAACCCTCTTTTTGTTTTAAAGTTTTGATTCCTAATGGGTCTCTACCCTCAGGATGGTCATCCTTTCCGTATCTTACCGGGTCTTTGGGTCTACCTACACTCTCCTGTTCTAATTCAGCTTTTATTTTTGCTATTTCCTCTTCTACATTTGTAGGTGCATCCGTACCTGTCTCTTTAGCCGGGTCAACACCCTGAGTTTCAATTTGTGTTAAACGGAATTGTTGTTTTACATCTTCTAATACCTGTAATGTCATTTCATCTTGCTCATCTTTTGCCATACCCATAATTGCTTCATACATCCACGGTTTAGAAAACATTTTTGTTTGTTGCATGCTTGAAATTAATTGTACTTTTGAATTATAAAGTTCAACTCTTTCTTGCTCATATATTTTAGAAGGTATTGTTAATTCTAAACTAAATGAAGTTAATTTTTCATCTTTAATACCTTGTGCGTATAAATGTATAATTGCAATTTTTGTTAATTCAGAAACCATTATTCTTTGTATTCTTTCAATGGTCTTTGCGAAGCGTACATCCATACCAGCTAAAGTAGCTTTACCATTTGTTTCTTCTTCATATCCCAAAAATGCTTTTGGTATCTGAAGTGCAGCCATCATTTTACCTCTAAGATAATTTAAATCTTCTGTCATATTATATTCCAAACCTTTCAAAGAATCAATAGATGTACCACTATCGGAACCACGGACTGGCATATAGTAATCTTCAATTAAATTTTGTATGTTATATTTTAAATTATATTCACCTGTTCTTTCATCAATAAATGGAACTTTTTTAGAATTGTTAATAATTTTTTGCATGTAGTTATCTACTTCGTTTGGTGGTATATTACCAACATCTATTTTAAATACTCTTTTTTCAGGTGCTCTCATAACTCTATGAATTAACATAGCATCTTCCATAAGAGATAATTGTTTCCAAACTCTTCTTGCTCCCTCAATCATTGATTTACCATATGGAAGGAAATTAGCATCTCCATTCAAACGAAAGTGAGCTACTTCATAATTCTCATATTCCTTTTTAGCAGTCTGACCTACTGCGTTATATGGATTTTGGTATGGTGCGTACACAAATTTAATTCTTTGTGGGTTAGTTGGGTCAAAACCTTCTATTCTACTCATCTCATAGGTAGACATAGGTAAAACATTTATAATACCTAAATTTTCTGCCATTTCTAATTGTAGATAAAAATCACCATACTTTACCAAGTTACGAGTCCACATCCAAAGATTATGTTCTATATTAAGAATATCGTAAAAAAGATTTTCAAGTATTTGTTTTATACTATCATCTTCGTGATGTATTTTAAGTACATTACCAAATTCATTTCTTGCCGTACATTCATCGGAGTATGTATTAAGTGCTGCAGAAATAATTGGGTCCATATCCATAGAGTCATAATCTCTAAAAAGGTCGATTCTTACTTGCTGATATGCTAAACCCGATTCTACACCACCTGAATAATTTGATACCTTTAACTTCATAAAACGGTCAACAAGGTTAGTAGTCATTGATTGATACTCATCTGTATCAATAACCTTTACCCCGTCGGGTGTTTTACGAATTATAGTATTTGTTGAAAAAAGTTTTTGTAACCTACTAAATATTGATTTGTCTGCCATCTAAATAAAATTTTTTTAGAATATACGAAAATTTTTTGGATTTACCAAATTACCACTTACGGCAGCTCCAATATCTTGCTTTATGTCTAGGTCCTGGATTATCACAATTATGTCTAGCTCTAAAGTTTGACCTTCTGCCAGGATTACTTTTTTTAATCTTAACCCCTTTCTGACCAAAATTTACTTTTACAACATTACCCTCAGGATTTCTAACGTATACTTTAAATTTTTTAACATCACCTGCCATTGGTTTTCCTAACTTTACTTTTCTACCCTGATATTCGGCTTCAAATACACATGGACAACCATCTTCGTTTAATCCTTTTACATATTCTTTGATAAATTTAGAAAAAGATACAATATCTTCTTCACTTACTACATCATATTCTACAATTTCTTCGTTTTTTATATTTTCTTTAACCGGTACACAATTCGGCACCATCTTACCATTTTTAATTTTTCCGCCTACTGCTTTGTAGCCGTCCCAACACTCATGCAAAGCATTATATTCTAAACCCTCTTTGCATGTTCTCCAACCACCACCTTTTCCTTTGTAGTTTTTTGCTGCCCAACCATTTGCATATGCTGATGGATATACACTAAATTTACTTTTAGCTGCTGCTTTTGATGCTGCCCATTTACCTGGATCAGTAGGGCAATTTTTTTCTAAGAACAGATTAATTTTTTCTTCTATTTTCATGGTTTCATTTTTTTTCTTTCCTTGACAATGTGCTTTTTGACTAAAACCTTTTGGATTATTACAATCAATACTCTTTTTATATTTGTCGCTCCAACCTTCGTTTTTAGTTGAAACGTATATTGGTTTTTTACCTCCTCCACCGCTACTACCACCTCTACCTGCTTTATTTTGTGCAGCTCTTTTTCTACGAGTTGCAGATTCTTTTTCTTTTTTACTCATTCCTGCGGCTTTAGAAGCGGGTACGCATTTTGCATATCCACTTTTTTTGCCAGAGGTTCCACAAGGTGGGTGTTTTCCATCGACTTTTTTGCCAATGTTTACCCACTTTTCTTTAAACCACTTATCTAAATCTTCTTTAACTATTTTTTTTAGTCGTATCATATCAACTTATAAATATAAGATTATCCTAATAACCAATGTAAATTCTCCTTTTCACCCCTTTTTAAGTCCATTTCATATGGGTTTTGTTTAATATGGGTAGTTGTAATAATTCCCTCATATCTTTTTACTTGTGAAGAATCTAACATAGATTTAGCCAAATCAATCCCCTCTTGTTTTAGTCTTAACGCTGTATTTCTGACCCACAATCCTATTGCTAATGCCATAGTAAGGTCATCGTTATACCCCTTCATAGCCTCTGCTCTCCCACTATTCCAAACAAAAGTAAATAATTCATCGATTAATCTTTGAGAACGAATTAGGATTTCTTTTTCATTCATGTAACTATCTAATGCAGAAATGATAAGTGGTCTTGTCTTTACGGTTGTTGAAAATCCTGCAACCATTTTTTTCTCATCTCTATAATACCGATTATTTATTTGTTTTTCAACATCTATATATTTTAAATCCTGACTCATATAGAATAGATTTCCATATTGCCTATCTATACATTGTTGAATTGTAGCCCAACCAACATTTGAGTTTTCTACAACTAATAATGCATTATTATATTCAGTTGATAATGAAACTAAAAAATTACCAAAATCTTTTGTGTCAATTTTACCTCTATATTCTGCTACTTGTGAACAATCTTCTATATCAATTACTTGTGCAGTTGAATAATCCGAACCATCCCCTCTTGCTACGTCGGCAACAACCATATATTGCCTATTATAGTTAGGATGTTCCCACCTCCAAAGGTTTCCATCGAATGCTGTTTTTTCGACCGGGTCCATTATATATGTCTCTTTGTACCATAACAATAATTGTGGGTCGATTACATTATCACCGGAACCAATAAAGTCACAATCACACTCTTGTGCTGCACCTTTATGTCCTAAAATACGAGTTTGCTCATCTCTCCAAGCCTGATTTCTTTCAGGGTGTTGTGTCCAATGTAATTTTATAGTATTAAAACCATTAGTGCCATTTTCAGCCTCTACCCACATTTTATGAAACCAGTTTCCGACACCATTCGGTGTTGATAATACAATAGCAGAACCACCCGTAGAAAGTGTAGATTGTGCCGATAACCAAATATCATCTATATCTCTAATAAACGCTGCCTCATCTACAACCAAAAGAGATAGTGCTTCAGAACGTCCAGCATCTGGTGAACTTGCAATTGCTTTTACTTGAGAACCATTTTTTAATTTAAGTGATAGTTTGTTATCTTCAACAGATGAGTTACCACCATCCCTTAACCAAATCGGTAATAAGTCATGCATTACTCTTACTTTTTCAACCAGATTTTTTGCTACCGTAACTTTAGTTGCAATTACCAATGCATTAAAATCCTGATTAAATAACATTTTCCATAAAATAAAACCTGCTGATAATGTTGATAAACCCAATTGTCTACTTTTCAGTATAACATTAAAACGATTATCTTTAAAATCTTTTAAACAATCTTCCTGAAAAAGATAAAGGTGAAAGGGTATTTTTCCTCTCACCGGGTGCTGAATAATACAATATTTTTTCATAAAGTAAATGGGGTCTAATGCACATTTACGATATTCATCAGCGATTATTTCTTTAAGTGTTTTTTTTGGTTGCCCTTGTACACTCATATATTTTTATTTTGCTAATAATCCAACTCCTAAACCTATACCTACCCCAACAGCAGCACCTTTAAATTTATTCCAAAATGCTTTTCTTTTAGCCACTTTAAGGTCTTTTTTTAGTAAGTCACTTACTTGTTGTTGTAATTCAAATTGTTTAGATTTATATGCTATTGCAGAATCGGCACTTACTAATGCTG